GACGACAGGCTCGATCCAAGCGACTTTATAGATAATTCATTGTCAGTGGTGGCGATGAATTCGATGAAAATTCCTGCCGGTGGGTCACCCGGTGATATACCAGAGCAACAAGGCGATCAGGGTGCTATGAATGCACCAGGAAGCGGCCAAGAGGCTCCTGGATCTGTAGCACCAATGGGAAATAACCAGTAAGAATAAATTAGTGGGTTTTTCTTTTTGGAGAAATCGTGATATAACTGTTTATGAAAGGACGCAAAAATCATGCCCGACAACCTAGAAGGCACATCTGCAGTATCGTCTCCTGCAACTGATGAACTATCCTTGGACGCTGAAAATCAAGAAACTACTGACGAAGTAGTTGTTGAGGATCAGGAAGCCGCTTCAGCCTCGTCCGTTGAAGCAGACGAAAAAAGTACCGTTTCTGAGGAGGAATGGGATCCCCTATCAATCGTTAAAAATGCGGTTGAGAAAGAGAAACCAGAAGCCAAAGAAACTCCTGATGGGGATCAGGAAAAAGGTAAAGATGCCTCGTCAGCAGCTGAAAAAGATCAGAAGCCGGAAGAAGGCGCTGAAGAAGAATTGGGTGAAGTTACCGAAGAAGAACTCGGTGAGTATAAACCAAAGACACGGAAGCGTATTGAAGGGCTTTTAGATGATCGCCAAAGATTGACCGATCGTGTTGAGGCCTTGCAGCCTCAGGCAGAACAGATGGAAGTCTTGCAGAATTTTATGCAGGAAAAAAGTCTTTCTACCGACGACGTTTCGGAATTGTTAGTTGTTGGTGGGCTTGCTATGTCCGAAAATCCAAAGGATTTAGAACAGGCACTCTCCAGAGTTGACGAATTCAGAAATCAGTTGTTATCACATCTTGGCCAGTTACTACCTGAGGATCTTCAGAAAAAAGTCGATGAAGGCTTGCTTGATGAAGGTTCTGCAAAAGAGGTTGCGTTATCTCGCGTTAATGATCAACGTGCAGCTAACAAAATCCAGAGAGCAGAAAGCACCGTGCAAGCGACGCAGCAGCAATCTGAGCAATCTCAACAGCAAGTAGCAGCCCAGGGCGTACACACGGCCATGAATAATTGGCAGAGTTTAAAAGCTGGTTCGGATCCTGATTTTAAAGAAAAAGCTCCCGAGCTTGCGAAAGAAATTGAGCTTCGCGTACTTCGGGCAGGCGGTACTATTTTGGATCCCCATAAGGCGGTTGAAATTGCTGAAGAAGCATATAAGACTGTTAATGAGACTTTCCAGCGCTATCGTCCAGCCAAAGCACCAGAGGCAAAGCGCATGACGCAAAGCAAGGCAGCACCTACCAACATGGCCTCAAAGCCTGGTAGTGCCTTAGATGCTGCGAGAGCAGGATTAGAACGCGCTAACGGATAGAGAGGCCGGCTTCAACCAAGGAGATAAGCCATGCCTTTTACAGCAGCAGAGATGAGCAATATTGCCAGCTCTTTAATCGACTACCATGAGCGAGGCCCAGCCGCCGCTCAATCAATCCAAGACCGTCCGTTGTATGACAAAATGAAAGCCAAGGGTAAAACATTCCCGTCCGCCAAAGAGTTTATTACAACTGCAGTTAAGGGTGACTACACCACTACTAACCAGGGGTATAGCCACGACGACACGGTTCAATACAAAAACCCAGCGAACACAAAGCGCGCTCAATATCCGTGGAAAGAGATCCACTGTGGTATTAGCTGTACTGAAACTGAGCTTAAAGCTGAGGGTATTTCTGTTCTCGACGAGAATGGCGCCCAAACCTCTGAGCACAGTGAACGTGAGCTGACTGTTTTAACAGGTTTGCTTTCTGAGAAGATTGACGACATGAACGAAGGTTCAGCTCGTGACTTCAACAACATGCTTTGGAACGATGGTTCTCAAGACACGAAAGAAGTGCCAGGCATCACATCTATCATCACTGATAATCCTTCAGTTGGTGCAGTTGGTGGCCTATCAGGTGCAACCCTTCCGTGGTGGAGAAACCGCGCATTCACATCAGATTACAAATCCGGTAAGGGTTTTGATGGTAATGCAGAGGACGGCCGTATCACATCTAATGTGTCAAACGGTGGTGCGTTGTTACAATTCCTTCAGGAAGAGTATCGCCAACTGCGTCGCTTCGGTGGCGCACGTCGTACTTGCTGGTTAGCAGGATCTGACTTCATTGACGCTCTTGAAAAAGAGCTTCGCGCTAACGGCCGCTACACTGACAGTGGCTTCGGCATGAAGAAAGCAGTTGATGGTGCAATGGCTGAAGTTTCCTTCAAAGGAAACACAATCATGTACGATCCGACGCTTGATGATCTTGGCAAATCCAAGCGCCTATACATCATCGATGAAGACGGTGTTCGTCTGCGTCCGATGGAAGGTGAAGATTGGAAGCAACGCAACCCATCGCGTCCTGCTCAACAATACGTTCTATACCGTGCGAAAACATGGACAGGTGGAATGGATTGTAAGCGTCGTAACGGATCTGGCGTTTACGAGATCAGCTAAGCCTCACATTAAGCCCTGGATAATTTCAGGGCTTAATACTTCCCTTTCAACTGCAAAATAGGAGAAATCAAAATGCAGAGAACTTTAGAAACTTTGTTAGCCGCTGATGTTGCAGCGTCTGGCACAATTAGCGTCAGCTACCCAGCTGGCTTTAATGAAAACCACTTCGCGGCCGCTGGTCACAAAATGGTAATTAAAAACGGTGGCACATTGCTACAAGGAGACGACTTTGCTGTAGTGCTTAATGCTGCAGGCGCGGTTGTTACTTTGAATAGTGACGCGGCCACAATCTTATCTGGTAGCACAGTATTCGTTGAGCTTGCCCTTAAAGGTAATCGCGAAGATGTTGATCCGACTACAATCGGAGCTGCTGGTAACCGAGTATCAAAACTTGAAACTTTGGAAGTAAACTTCGGCGCACCTGTTGCGGCTGATGCAGATGGCGTTTCCGCTTCAGCATCAATCACGGCAGCGGCCGGTGCAACAATCGGTGGCGCACTTGCGGCTGATGGCGTTGCAACTTTCGATGTGCCTCGTAATGTGACAATCACATCTGCAGGCGATGATAGTGGCGAAACTTTCACTGTTACTGGTAAAGACGAGTATGGCAAAGCGGTTGTTGAAACAATCACTGGTGCTAATGCTGGTGTAGCAAACGGTAAGAAAGCATTCAAGACAATCTCAGCTGTAGCCATTAGTGGTGACAGTGCCGGCGCCGTCACAATCGGCTGTGGTGATGTTCTTGGATTGCCTGTTTTCTTATCTAACAGTGCGTTTATCTTGAAAGAGCTTGAAGACGGTGCCGCTGCTTCAGCTGGAACCACTGTTGCTGGTGTTCTTGCGAACCCAACAGCAACAACTGGTGATGTTCGAGGAACGTATGATCCTGATACGGCTTGCGATGGCGCAGCTAACTTCTCGATCGTTGTGATGCTGGAAAACCCAGAGTATCTAGGTGCCACACAGTACGCTGGATAATACTGGTCAAAGATCAGATTAAAGACTATACTTAAAACCGGCTCCCTCACCAGGAGCCGGTTTTTAACTCTAGCAAGGAAAGGTGCAAAAAATGGAACTTGCAACAATAGAACTAAGATTAGACGGAGATATGAATAACACCGTCTTTAAGAAAAACGTCACACCAGCGCAATTATCTGTTTATGCGATGATGCACGGTGAAGACTGTATTGCCTCTTTGAAGGTAACTGAAAACGATACAGAGAGAACTTCTCGCGATGAATTAAATCGTTTAAATACCGTTTTCCAAACTGAGCATGCTCAGGCTATGAAACACCAACTCTACCCAACTTTAATGATGCAGGTGCCAACTACCTTTAAAGCTATTGGATATGATCCAGAAGTATTGGTTGCGGATCTTCCTGTGGCAAGAGTTGCACCAGCTGATTACAATCAATCTGAAGCGACGATCGCTAAAAAAATTAAAGAGCAAAGTGAAGTGCGCGCAGATGCGGGTGCGGCCGCTCCGGTTGATGTTACTGAAGTAAACGATCAGTTTGACAACACCGGCTCAATAGATACACCTCCTGATAGTGGTCTTGATATTGATAGCCTGGTAAACACAATGGGTGGTGGCAACACACCGCCTCCAGCTCCAGGAGAATAAAAAATGGCACGTAACGTAGCGTTAGAAAAACTATTAAAAGATCTAAGGGTTGAGGTTGGCAGATCCACCAATGCGGCCATTAGTCGTTCTACACGCACGCGTTACATCACATATTTAAACCGTGTGCAGCGTCGCCTGTATGCGGATTTTAATTGGCCATTTTTAGAGATCCACCGCGATATTAAATTGCAAGACGGATCTCGCTATTATGATTTTCCAGACGATATAGAAATGGATCGCGCTTTTCGCCTGGAAACAAAATACGCTGGATATTGGCAGAAGCTCGGATATGAGATTGGGGCCAAGCATTATAACCAGTATGACAGCGATCAGGGCGTTAAGAGCTCACCAGCCTGGCGCTGGGATTATTTCCTAGAAGATGGCTCAGAACAGCCTCAGATCGAGCTGTGGCCTATTCCTTCAGCTGATGGGAACGAAACCACTAATGAAGGTTATTTACGCGTCCACGGCCATCACAAGCTAACAGAGATGGTCGAAGATGCTGACAAGTGTTTGATTGATGCGGATCTAATTGTGCTATACGCGGCCGCTGAGATCCTAACCAAGCTCAGATCCCCGGACGCTGAAGTTAAGTTAGAAAATGCAAATGCGCTTTACATGAAGTTAAAGGGCCGCGCTACACCGTCAAAACCATTTACTGTTGGTGGCGATACATTCAACGAAGATCGCGGCCGTCGTGAGATTGAACTTCGAGTGGCACAAGCTGGCCAGGAGGAATAATGCCTAGCCTTATTATTAAAGATTTTAAAATCGGACTAGATCGCAGGCGTATGAACGAAACTTCATTGCCCGGATCCTTAGTTATTTGTGAAAATGTTCATATCACGCGTGGTGGAGAGATTGAAAAATCTGAAGCCTTTTTAAGATTTGCAAATTTGCCTGCTAATACTTTTGGCCTTCAGGCTGTTGGTAGTGGTTTCTTTGTTTTTGGATCTGATGATATTACTCCTAAGATTATCAACTCAAATCCCCTGGTTAGATACCAGCGCCTTAATCCTGAAGGTGGTGTAAAGTCCTGGGGAAGTTTTACGGTAGCAGATACAGTCGAGGGAGATACGGCAACGTCAGTAAAAGTTGATGGTACTGAATTGTTATCAGCTGAACCAACAAAACCCTGGGCAAGTTTTGAAATATCAGGGGCTGCGATCTCTGATACAATCACAGATATTATAATTGATGGTAATGACATTACAGCGTCAAACACCACAGCAACGGATCCTGTAAGCGATTGGCCTAGCCAGATAGCACAAAAAATAAATGATAATACCGGCAATAGTGGTTTTAGCGCCTTCGCTTCAGGAGATAGAATTATCATCGAGAGAGAAGATGAAGAGATCGCTAATATCGGCGATGCCTTAACCGTTAATACAACCGGATCTGTGACGATCCAGAATGAAACTGTTTTGGCTGAAACGTCTTATGTTTTAGCAACAGCAACGGTTGATAACTTCCCTGGCGATGTGGCAGATAAGATCAACGAAGATACTGAAACACACGGCTTTGCAGCATACGCTGAAGATGGTGTTGTTTTTCTTTATTCAGATACAATCGGCACCGCAAATAATGGAGATGCCGTCACCCATGTGTTTAATGGAGATGTGACGATTTCTTCAGTTGTTGATTTTGCCAATGGAGAAGCGGCCACAAATCCAGACATGGTTGAAGTTTTATCCGTAGATCTTTTTGATGGTAAGCCATACGTTATTGCAGAATATGATGATGGAATTATTCGTCACTGGTATGATGGAGAATTAGTTGGAGATATGTTCTCTGGCAAGGCGCGCGTTAAGATGGTGTTGTCAGCAATCGCGGCCGACGCTGCAGCAGTTGCATCATCTGGATCTTTCACTGTTATTGATCCTGGTGCCGGATCCTCGATTAGCTCAATTACAGTTGGTGCGGTCGAGCTTTTAGCCTCAACAATAAATTATGATGATACGACGGAAGACGAGAATTTTTTAAGCAATGTTATCGATGCTATCAATGAAAATAGTAATGAGAGCGGTTTTTCTGCAGAACTTTTTGCTGGTAGAAAATTTGTTATCACAGCTCAAATTCCAGGAGATAGTTATAATGGCGATGCCGTCGCGGTTGTTTCTTCAGGAACAATAACAGTAACGGCTGAGGTGGCTATGGCTGGCGGCGTTGCTGCAAAACAAATTACTGATATTGATGTTGATGGTACGAATATACTCACAGCATCTATCGATTGGGCGGAAAGCAACCCTCAGACAGCGGCTGCGTTAGCCTCAGCAATCAATGAAAATTCAGAGACGAGCGGTTATCAAGCTGCAGCCTTCGGATCTAGTATTATTATTAGCAGCACCGATAACGGAACTGAGTTTAATAATCTAACATTTGCGGTTACAGCTGAGGCAGGAATAACAGTCACGGCCGGTTCTGAATTGGCTGGTGGTAGCGTTGTGAAAACGATCGTTAATCCTGGTAGATTTTCAAAGACTTACAAAAATAAAATGTATGTTTTAACTGGCCCTTCAATTTATTATTCTGCGATCGATGTGCCGAATGATTTTGATGGTGGTATCGGTTTTGGTTTTGATAACCTGGCAACAAACTCTTCAGGATCTGAAAATTTGATTGCCCTGGCAAACTACTTTGACAATATGGCCATCTTCGGAACTGATAACATTCAGATCTGGTTTATGTCTGACGATCCTGATGAAAATCAGCAGCTTCAGGTGTTAAATAATACAAGCACGGTTTCACCAGGAAGTGTTGTTGAGTTTGGAGATAATGATGTGTTTTATATTGCGCGATCGGGGATCAGATCCTTACGTGCGCGTGACAGCACAAACGCGGCCTTTGTTAATGATGTTGGTATTGCTATCGATAACATTATCCAGGAAGAGCTTTTAAACAATAATGTCGCGGTTGAAAAATCAAAAGGTATTTTGGAGCCACGCCAGGGAAGATTGCTTGAAGCTATTGGTGATACTTTCTATGTGTTTTCATTTTTCCCATCGAGTAAAATTTCAGCATGGTCAACATACAAGCCAGGCTTTGAGGTGCAGGAAGTGCAAGCGGCCGGGCAGACTATTGTTTGTCGATCAGATAATGCACTCTATAAGATTGGTTCGTCAAATGAGCGTGTATATGATAGTCGAAAAGCAGAAGTTGTTACGCCGTTTTTATCTGGAGATGATCCGTCTTTAATTAAACAGTGGGTTGGTATGGATATGGCGTGCCAGGGAACTTGGGAAATTTATATTGCTACCGATATTTCTCAAACCGATGATGATGGTTTTCCATTGTCTGAGAGTTTTGAAAAAATTGGCACCGTTACAAATTCAACGTATAATGAAGAAAGCTCTGAGAATGGGGATATAGAACTTGATCAACAGTCAAGCCATATTGCCTTGAAGCTTGTAAATAAAACACCTGGTTATGGCCGTATTGGGAATGTGGCCATTCATTTTGCTGATGGGGGATCTAAAGGGTAATGGCCAATAATATAACTGTGGAAAGATCCACAAAAGAAACTGCTTATTTTGTGGCAAAAAACATGCGAGAGCGTGATTTTGAGGAGGTTGCTGCAGTAAACTATTTAACCGATCGTGAGGAGCTGGCAACGTGCTTAGCGGAGAGATATGGGGATTTTCCTATGTCATTCACAATCGGCCGTGATGGTGTCCCTATCGCTACTCTGAGTGCTATAAATGTCCACCCTGGGCTTTGGAGCGTTGGTATGTGGGCAACAGAGGATTTTCCGAAGATCGGGAAGTTTATGACGCGGTTCATATCAAATGAATTTTTTGGGGCTATGAGAGCTGCTGGAATGCACAGGGTTGAGTGTAAATCAATAGTAGGTTATGATAGTGTCCATAAGTGGTTATTGCATGCTGGTTTTCGCCAGGGCGCCACTGAAGAAAAATACGGTGCTCAGGGCCAAGATTTCATCACCTTTGAATGGGTTGAAGGAATGGATTGGCCAAGAGATTACCAACCCCCCGCTGAAGATTGAGGTCGCGTCTCATAATCTGATTAAGTTAAGGAGATTTCTTCATGTGTGGAGGAGGCGGCGGAGGCGGTGACGGCGGAGCGGCAGAGAGAGAAGCCCAGCGTCAAGCCAACGTCAAAAAAGGTTACAACGAAATTCAAAGAATTTTTGACGGGTTCAGCCGAGGGGTTGATCCTGCTTCAGATATTCAGGACGACGGCACGTATTATTTATCAGACGGCCGTGAAGCTACGCTTGGTTATCAACAGGTGGTTAATCCTGAATATCAAACTTATTTAGATACCCCAGCGCATCAGCGCCAACAGGTTTATGGTGGTGGATATGGTCAACCATCTAATGTGCCTTCTCAGTACACAAATCAACGCACATTGTTTTCTGGTGGTAAGGCTATTGGAGCATACGGCTCTCAAAATTTATTCCAAAACAAAGAAGATGTTCGTGGCTTTGATGATGATTTTTACAATTCGCGTCAACAGGAATATATTGATTATGCGACGCCTCAACTTGATCAACAGTATGAAGACGCTGTAAAAGCTCTAACATTCTCATTATCAAGAAACGGCCGCCTAGATAGCTCGACTGCCGCTGATCAGCGCGCAGGACTTCTTGAAGATTACAACACACAAAAAACAGCTATTGCAGACAAGGGCTTGGAGTATGCAAACAATGCACGCTCAAGTGTTGCCGGTGCGAGATCAGATCTTGTGGCGTTAAATTCAAATCTTGCCAATCCAGCGACGATTGCAAACGAAGCTCAGAATAGATTGTCTTCTCTTCAGCAGACACCTACCTTTGACACACTTGCTCCACTGTTCGTAAATGTTGGTGAGGGCCTTGGTACTCAGGCGGATCTTGAAAGACGATCAACGGCTCAATATGACACAGGGTTGTTTAACTCTTCCACATCAAGCGGCTCAGGAAGGATTATTAAGTAATGTGTGATCCCTTAACAATCGCCTCAGCAGTTGCCACCGTTGGTGGATCTTTTATGCAGATGCAGTCGCAGAAAAAGGCTGAGAAAAAAACTCAACAAGCCCTTTCTCAAAACGCTGAAGCACAAGAGAGATTGCGCCAACAATCGCAGAACGAAGTCCTGGCCGCTGGCCAAGAATTCAATCGTGACAACCTAGATAAAACGCAAGACGAAGAGACGGCCAAGATTGAGAAAACATTTAAAGATAATCTTTCTCAGGGCGTTTTGCCTGGCGAATACTACGGCGGCGAAACAAGTGAAAATACTCGCAACTATCAAACTAAGCAAAACGCTGGAGCGATGGAAGCAAGTGAAAGCATGACAGAAGCTCTTGCCAAACTACGTGGTTTTGGCCAAGGTTTTGGCCAAGCTGGTCAGCAAGTCTCAAAAGCTGGTGAGCGCGTGACAATGAACAATGGATTTATGGACGGTAATAACGCCGTTCTTCCTATCCAGCTAGAAGCTGCTAAAGCTGAAGGGCAAAATCCTTTTGCTGATATTTTAGTCGGCGCTGGATCTGCAGGATTGACAGCCGGCTTAACAGCTGGTGCGGGTGGACTTCCTGCAGGAGCAACAGCCACAGGCGGTGGCGGCTATATCACAAAAGCGGGTGTGCCGGTGCCAGGAACAAAACCAACACAAGGGGGAGCGGCTAGTTTTTTCAAGCTGTTTTAATTGATGCCATATTCAACATCTAATCAAGGACAAGGATTGACGCAAGCGGCGAACGCTTTTGCGAAAATTTTTGTTGGAGATCCTGCCGCTGATCAAGCTTATGCAAATCAACAGATTAGAAATGAGACTGAGTATCTGCGCCAGCAGCAGATCAATGAAAGTATTATTAGTGAGGGTGTTCGCCGTAAGCAAATGGAGGCGGCGGCCGCGTCAAGTTATGCAGCTGCAGCTGCGGCAAATGCGCGTGCTGAAGGAACTCGATCAGAAACTAGCGCGCGCCAAGGGCTTGGCGATTTATTTACAAACATGCAACCTTCTTTTGATCACGATGCTGGTGTGCAAAGCGCTCGCCAGGACGCATTAGCGGATCCTAATTTTAGGCCAACCCCAGAATTTGCTGCACCTATTGACGCGGCCATGGCTACAGCCACACCAAGTTATGCTGGCGCTCTCGATAGTGCGATGCCTGATATTTTAGGCCAGATGATGACAGGTGGGGTGGATCCTAAAATGTTATCTGCAGCTGCTGCCTTGCCAGGGCTTGAGGATGATCATATAGCACGCTTGATGTTAGGGTCAGGAAACACATTAGGGAAGGATGAATATGTCTCGATTGATGATCGCAATACGAATAGAATGTACGAGCTGGGCGATAGCGAACGGCTTGTGGGCGGTGATGGTGGAATTAAGACCGATATTGATCCGTCATACAGGGACACGAACCTAGCGGCCGCTGCGAAAGATTATGCCTCAGCTGCAACTGGAGGCGGATCCTCAGGTAAAATTCCAAAGATCGGTGAAGATGAAGTTAAAAATATGATGCTCTCAGCTCTTCAGGCAGGCGGCATGAATACGAACAAGCAATGGGCTTCTCAGGCGTTACAAAATCAGCCAGAGCTTTACGCTTCAATGCTTCAGATTATTGGGGATAGTTGGAGAACAAGCGGCGGCAACGCGGCTGTTGTTCAGGCCGAGTTATCTAAGTTTCTTCAGCAAGTCGGATTGTCCGGCACCAAAGCTGGTTTTGATGATCCTCTCACACTCCCAGATCTAGGAAATATGCTCACGCAAGGACAAGGCTTGCCAAACCTACAAAATGTAGGTAATACTGGTGGCTGGACAATCGAAAGCGTGGAGTAATGGAATGGCAAGATATACAGTAAGATCGCCTGACGGCAAGAAGATCACCCTTAACGGCCCTGATGGAGCATCTCCTGAAGAGGTTATAGCGCAAGCACAGGCGTTGTATCAGCCGCCTGCGCCGATCGCACCAGCTCCTATTGCAAACCCTTTAGCTGTGGATCCTATGGCTATAGCAGAGCCTGAAGCGCAGCTTCGGCCTCGATACATGGACCCAACCTTGACAGGCCCTGTAAACGCTCCAGATCCTTCCCTGGGCGCTGGGTTTATGGACACCATGAGAAACGTAGGCCGCAAGCAATATGAGCTCTCTGGCAACATCATGGACGCTGGAGCAAACTTCATTGATGATAAGATCGCTTTAAACCTTCCTCAGATCGGAAAATTTGGACTTGAAACTGCAGTTGAAAGTGCGCCTGAAATGGCGCTTGCTGCAATTCCATTTGTAGGGCCTGCATTATTTGCTGGATCCTCAACACAAGGCATGGCTGAAGAGCGCGCTGAAAATAATGGTGGATCCTCTCGTGATGTTCAAGGAATGGATCTTATGGAAGCGGCACCTTTTGCAGCTGGTAATGCGATGCTAGAAAGAGCTGGTATTAAAGGCTTAAATTCTGGCGGTAAAAATGTAGCAACCAGGATTGCAAAATCAACTGGTAAAGAAACCATTACTGAGGCTATTCAAGAGCCTATGGAATATGCTGGTAGCGTTATTGGTACAGATGAAGAATTTAACACAGTAGAGGCGTCCAAGAGATCACTTGGCGGTGCTATTGGTGGTGCCACAACAGGTGGCACCCTTAAAACAGGTGGTGAAGTCACGGCGGCCGTGGCAAATAAAATCACTAATAAGATCCCTCAGGATCCAGAGCGTTCTTCCCAGGACACGGCTACGCCAACTCAGGATCAGGCAGCCCCAGCTGCAGATGTTCGCCCTCCCGAAACAACATCTCAGCCTGAAGCCGCGCAAGGCCAGAGCGCGGCTACTCCACCGCCTGTGACGCCAGTTTCAGACCCACCAACTGACGCGTCGCCTGAGGGAACCAAATCATCGAAGGTCGTCACACCAGATGGCAGCATGGAGGTTGAAGCAAATGAAGAGGTTGTCGAGCTAGATGATCTCATTGCGGCCGATGCTGAATTACAACCGCGTGACAGAAAGAGAGCAACTAGTGACCTGCAAATACAGAACATTGCGTCCAACCTGGATCCAGACCGCCTTGCCGCATCGAGAACAACAGATAGTGGCTCACCAATTATCGGGCCAGACAACAAAGTTGAAAGCGGAAACGGCAGACGCTCGGCGATTGATCTCGCATACGAAACGAATGGAGAGCCGGCAGCGAACTATAGAAAATCCATAGAGCAAAAAGGCTATGATATTTCTGGTTTTAAAAAGCCTATTTTAGTGCGTCGCCGCACAACAGATTTAACGCCTGAAGATCGTATTAAATTCACAAGCCTGAGTAACAAATCTCAGATTGCAGAATTATCTTCTACTGAGAAGGCGAGCAATGACGCACGCCAAATTGATGATGATATTTTGGAATTATACCAGGGCGGAGATCCTGATAGTTTAGATAACCAAGATTTTATGAAGTCATTTATTGGCAAAGTAGCAACACAAAACGAGAGCGGCGCATTAGTCGGAACAGACAAGCGGCCAACTCAAGAAGGTGTGAAGCGGGTTAAGGCAGCTCTTGTTGCTAAGGCTTATAATGATAGTGAGATCATCGAGAATATTTTTGACAGCGCAGATCCTGAAGTTAAATCCTTAGGTAATGTTTTACGCGATCGCGCTGCAGAGGTTGCACAAGTCGCGGCCGGTGTTCGCGCTGGTAATGTGCCTGAGCGCTTCGATATTTCAAAACAGATTGTTGAAGCTGTTAAAATGATACGTGATGCCAAGCGTGATAAAAAGCGTATTCAAGATGTTATTGAGGGCACGAACCAACAAAGCCTTATTGATGAAGCCGGCACTGATCCGCTCGTTGAAAAGATTGTGAAAATGGTGTATCGTCCTGGCTTCGGTCGCATGCTATCGCAGCCGTCTCTTGATAAAATTATCAAGCAGTACACGACACAGGCCAAGGAGCAAACAGACAGTGACTTATTCGGGGAAAACACAACACAGCCAGGGGATCTCCTCGATGCAATTTATGAAAGCGTCGTGGGCGAGCTGGAAGCGAAGACGGACGGACAGGGAGATCTCACCCTCGAACGATCCGTGGAAGAGACAAAGAGCACCAAGCCTGCCAAGAAAAAAGAATTCGCCGACGCACCAGAACCCGCCAAGGTTACTAACAGCGTAGACGAAGACGCGGCCAACGACGGCAAAAAATTTACTGACTTTGCAAAACCTACTGGAGCGAACACGCTTAAAAATGTGTTCACTGATATTGGCGTTTCTGCTGAAGCATCTGTTAATATGGCTCCAGTTAAACAGATTGAGCTGATTAAAAAAGCTATGAAGTCAAAGTTTAATATCAATGTTGATGTTGAAGCCAAGGCCGACATTAAAGACGCTCGCGATCAGCTGGCCGATATGTATGTTGGCCTGCAATTTATGGCTAATGTTTTGGGAATGCCATCATCTTTTATGGGGCTTAATAAAACATTATCTGTAACCATTGAGGGTGGAAAAAAGAAATACCTCGGAGTGTATAGACCGGATGATAAATCTATCGGCCTACCTGGTCGCACAAACTCTTTTGCTCACGAATGGCTTCATGCTTTCGATCATTATATTTTAAACGAGCTTAACGGCTTTCAAGATAACGATTTATTTTCTGGGCTAACAAGAAAAGATGGTGTTATTGATCCTTCAGATGGGATGCAATCGGCATTTGCTAATCTTATGAACGCAGTATTTTTTGATAAGTCACACCTGGCGGCCGTGGTGTTGGAGCTGGAGCACAAAGCTCTTCACTCCAAATCAGAAAAAGTAAAAGCTGAAGCCAACAGAAAATTAGAGGCTATCAAAAGTGGTAATTTTAAAGGCGTTAAAGGTAAGACAACTTTATATAGTGGATCTAAAAAACTAGGTAAGGGCGATAGATATTGGACTTCACCTGAAGAAATGCTGGCCAGATCTTTTGAGGCATACGTTGCTCACAAGGTCAATGAAATAAATGGAAACACACAAGGGCTTTCAAAAGATAATGATGCTTATCTTGCTATGGCCGATGAACGCCTGGCACAAACTTTTACAAAGGCGCTGGAGCGGTTGGAAATTTTTGATGCTCTCGATCAATTCTTCTCACGCGTAAATGAAAACGAGATCCTTGGGAAAGATGTGATGCCGGATCAACTTCCTGATACAGATCTTGCTGTGTTGGATCCAAAGCATTGGGATAAAATGTTTCCTGGCAAGTTTGATAATATGCCGCTTATTCGTCGTTTTGTTGCACAAACAAAAGAGGCGTGGAAAGACGACGCCAAGAAAAAAGCTGTTATTAAGAAGCGCAAAAAAGAGCGTAAAGAGATGGGGATCGAGGAGACGGAAACCGTAGCTAATGGCTTGCGTCAAATCCGTGATGATGCCTTCCGTGCGATGCGCGCTGTGTTACACGGCTATGAAAAAAGATTGCCTGGCGTGACAGAGCTTCAGCAAGCAAATAATAGATTACTCTCTCGTCCTGGCGCGATCAGTCCTCGAAGTGTTTACTCTTCAGATGTTGAAAAGATCGCCACAAAAAATCATAACCGGATCCACAACGTCGGCAAAAGCAATAACGTAAAAGACATGACGGACGCGCAAATCCAAGAGGTGCGTGATGTGATGCAAAGCCGCACTGAAGGTAAAGGCAAAGTTGGTAAAGTTGCCGCTGGCTTACGCTCTGTTTTAGATGGCTTGTATGACGAGATGAAAAGAGCCGGTATTGATATTGGTTATCTTAAAAACGCTGGGTATTTAAGCCGCCTCTATATGCGTGATGTTATCATGGCCAAGCCTGATGAATTTTTAGCTGCAGCAACTGAGGTTTATGAGATCCAGTTTGATCAGATAGTTGAAGATACTGAGGGTGCAAAAGCGGCCATTGATGATCTATTAAAAAATATGCCTGATGGCTTTGACATTGACAAAACTCAACTGAAAAAGCTGGCTTCAGAATTAGAAGCTGAGGGAGCTGATGTTGAAGCCTTGATGGTGGATATGAAGGACGAGATAAGGGCGGCCTCTGCAGCCGCCTCTGCTGAAGCATGGCTACACAGAATACGCGTCGGCCGTGAAGATAGTATTGAGAGCACAAGCCCTTATTCTGGCTTTACAAAAGCGCGTAGTTTACCGCCTGAAGCTGATGTTATTTTGAAAGACTTTTTAGAGACGGATCCATTCACGATCGTTAGTTCTTACACAGATAAAGTTGCACAAAAAATAGCTGTGCATAATGTGAAGACACCTAAGAACGGCCCAACGCTGGAAAGCCTTTATAAAAAAATGCTGGCCAAGAATGTTAGTAAAAGTGATGTTGACGCTATTCGCAATTATCACGATACGATCATGGGGCTTACTGAGGAAAGCGCATCGAGCAAAAGAGCACACCCAGCACTTAGCCGCATGTATACATTTGGTACGTTGATGTTACTCGGCCGCGCTGTTGTTTCTTCCCTGGCTGAGCCTATGACATTTGCCATGCAAACTGGTGATGTTAAGAATGCGTTTAGATCTCTGAAGATCACAATGGATCAGATCATAAAAACAAATGACATGAAGCAGATCAATGAGATGGCCAGAGCAATCGGCCTTGTCACTGAAGACTTTGTTGATACAACGATCGATGCTCGCCTAGGTGGCGGCCTTCGTGTTGGTGTTGGTGATCGTGAAGTGCTTTCCGGTTTTTTTAGAAAAACAATGCTTACACCATTGACTAATTCGCAAAGATCAAAAGTGCTTATGCTCAGCTTCAGACACTTCACAGATCTTGCAAATCAAATGGATAGCAAAAAGATCAACGCTACTAAAAAAGGCCAGATCGAACGCAAACTTGGTGAATGGGGCGTGCCTGTTTCAGAAACTGAGACATTCTTAAAATGGCTGAAGAACCAGGACGGAATTCCAGCTCTGGATAAACTTGATACACCTATGGGAAAAATCTTTGTTGATGCTGCGTGGAACCTAAACAAAAAAACAGTGCAGGATCCAAAGAAGGAAGACCGTCCTTACTATGCGAACACTCCAGCGGGATCTATTATCTTTTCTGTTACATCATTTGGATTTGCTTATTGGGAGAATGTTTCAAAAGCTATGGCCAGAAGGATCACAACAACAGCGCGCATTGATGGCGGTTATGAAGCTTCAAAATTAGCAGGCAATATTGCTGCTGGTTATGCTTCGCTTTATGCCGCAACTTTTGTTTATCAAGCTATGCGTGTTGCGCTTACGGATCCAGAAAAGTGGAAAGAGCTTGATGATGAAGACGAGCTTCTTGATTACCTTATGCTTAGAGCATTTGATTACACGGCCATACACGGCCCTGTGGCGAGTTTTGGGATCAACGCCTGGAAAGGTGTTAGATATATGAGAGATCTGGCCACAAGCTTCTCAGGGGCTCATTTATCGTCATACTTTGACTTTATGCAGAAGCAGGCGAAGATCTTGCTGCAAAACTCACCAAACACAAACACGGCCGAATACAACGCCGCTCAGAGCTTCTTTAAAACGATTGTGGGGACAAGCCTGGCCTGGGTGATTTCAAAGATGCCTGGCGGCCCTGTGGTCGATGCAGCGCAAGGTGTGGGTATTTCATACGTCACATCACAAGGGGCAGCCGACCAGGCTGCAAAATTACTCGTGGGAGAAAAAGGAGAAAAGAAGCGTGGGCCAAAAGAACCAGAACCGCCAGCAGGGCCGAAGCCGCCCAAGGCGCCGGATTAACCAGCTACCTCAGGCCGTTCGCGATCTGGGAATTGCATCTCAAAAACAACTTATTTTCAGCATACTTCCGTACATGCAATGGACGGCTGCATCAGAGCTGTATGCTAAGTTTTTAAAGATAATGCCTGGTGTAGCATCATCATCTGTAAGAAACCAAATTCGTGTAATGATAAAACAAGGGCTTTTGGAAGTCACTCATGGCGATATTCCAGATACATCTAAAAGAACTGGCGGGACATTAAAGCCCCACCCATACGCGTATTATCGGCGTGTTAAAAAGAAATGGTCAAGCAAAGCTACTGGAGCAAAAGCACGGCTGGAAGGTAATTTTGGTGAGAAGGCTGCAAAAACCAGGGCACGAAGAGCGGCTGCAAAGCCTAAGCCTAAAAAAACAACTCTTTTAAATTTAACAATCGATGATGTTTATTACATTAAAAACCAGCACGGCATAATAACCCAGCGCGCTTTAGCTCAGATGTTTGGAATTCGTGAGGCCACAGTTAAAGACATTCAGCTTCGCAATTATATTCCAGCGCACCTTAGAGAGCCGCGCGCTCGATAGCATCTTTTAAATACTCCGGCTGGAATTTGGCGTACACTTTTTGAACGGTTAAAATGCTATCACCAAGAACGCGCGCTATCTCTAGTAACGAGACGCCGTTCATACTGGCGTGTGTCGCCCAGGTGTGACGAAGAACGTGCGGCGTAACATTTTCAAGGCCAGCTCTTTTTACTGTATATTTAAACGCCTTTGAAATATCGCCGCTGGTGCCAAGAACATAATCGCTTGTTGATTTTTTCTTCAGCTCCTGAAGGTAAACTAAAAGATCACTTTGGATAGGAACTGTTGGCCGCCTCTTATTTGTAATCACGTCCTGGCCTTTTCCAAACTCAATCATGTTTGTTGTGAAATTCACCTGGCTCCATTCTAGTTTCTCAACAACACGCTTTCTGGATCCTGTGGCCAAGACAATGTTGATAAAAATATCAGCACGACTTCCCGGCACAGCCGCGTCTCTCAGTAATTGTATTTCATCTTTCTGAAGCCATCGATCGCGAGGAGGAGGCTCATTTGGAATTGGAATATAGGGAACATCATCAGGATCTATAAGCCTGGACTTTGAACAATAATTTATTGCTGTTGTAAGGTGGCGCAATTCACGGCTGATAGTGCCGATTGATTTTGCCTTCTTCGTACCGATCACACCAGAGCGGCGTGCGGCCGTGTATGCTTTAAAATGATCCGGATTTAGATCTCTTAATTTTTTAGCGCCCATTACTTGAATAAACACTTTTGTCATAGATGAAAGCGTTTGCCAGGACTTAGCGTTGAAGCCTTTATGCTCCATGTAATACTGTAACGCCTGACCCACCGTAGTGATCCTGTATCTAGCATCTTTCATAAAAAAAACCTTTGCAATAGAATTTATTTAATGTATATTCTACAAAATGTAGGAGAAAAAGTCAAGGGTTGACTTCCTACAAATTGTAGGATATAATGAGGACAACAATGACAAAAGAAACTGAAAATACTTTAGATGTGGGAGGCATAATTGAATTCTTTGGTGGTAAGCACGCTATTGTAGCTGCCTACGAACAGGAGGCAAATAAAATCATTTCAGTGAAAGCTGTTGAAAAATGGTTAGAAAGAAACTCCTTGTCAACTGCCAACATTCTGACATTAAAAAGTATTGCGGGAAAACGTAAATTAAAATTCAAATTAGAGGACTATATAAATTGAGCAATTCAAAAACAGTAGTAAGACAACTTATCGTAGCAAGAGAAACTGCCCTTAAAAACTCAAAAGGCTGGAAAGAAGAGGCGGCTAAAATTGACGCTCAGATCTCTGAAATAATTTCACCCGAAGCAATTCTTCGTGAGGCTGGAAAGCTTGAAGATGGTGGATCTAAAACTGTTGAGATTGACGGCGGTAAATTTAATATCGGCGCTGATAAAAAAATCAAATGGGATAGTGCTATGCTTCAGGCTGTTGCCGCTAAAATGGATTGGGAAACTGTTTCAAATTTATTTAAAATTAAGTTTGAAATGCCGGAAGCAAAATACAAGGCTGCGCTGGGATTGTTACCAGCTGATGTTGTAACTCAAATTAACGAGGCTCGTACTGTGGAGGTAGGGGAAGCGAAAATTAAGAAAGTAGAATTACTAGAAGACTAATCATTTAATCATTTTATCGGGAGCTATCATGCTAACATTTCAGACTGCACAAGACCGCCTACTTATTCAAAAGAAAATCAACATGCTCTTAGTGGCTGAGCCAGGGAAAGGTAAAACTTTCTCAGCTCGCTTCTTAGACGCGGCCACAACATTATTTATGGATTGCGAGGCTGGCACGCTTTCTCTTGAAAAATCAAAAGACTTCCCAGCGTGGCAGGGGACAACAATGAGCATACAGAAAATGTCTCAGGAGCATAACATTCACCCATGGCTGGTATGCAAGGCGATTGCTTCTTTATTACACGGCCCTGATCTTTCCGATGAAGATGGTTCGTATGGGACGGCATCTTATCAATCGGCTTTACAGCATCTGGCAGGAGGCAACCCGGATTTATTCGCACAATTTCAGACAATCTTTGTTGATAGTTTAAGTGTAGTAAGTCGCTGGGCATTCCATTGGGCATGCCAACAAGACGAGTGTATCTCAGATAAAACAGGAAAGCTAGACAAGCGCGGCGCTTATGGCTTGATGGGTACTGAGCTTGTGAAGTGGGCAACCATTCTTCAGCACCAGCCAAAGAACATTATTTTAAGTTGTATTCTTCAACAAGAGGAAGACGACTTCGGCCGTAAATCTTGGGGGCTTCAGGTAGAAGGCCAACAAGCGGCAAAAAAGATCCCAGGGATTTTTGATCTTGTAACCACTCTGGCGCACGTTGATTTTGGCGCAGAGCATGGCGGAGAACATCGCGTCTTCGTAACGCAAGAAAATAATCCTCACGGTTATCCAGCTAAAGATCGTTCTGGCGTGCTGGAGCCTTATGAGCAAACCGATCTTGGTGCGCTGATAAGTAAAATTCAGAACTTTCAATCTAAAACTCAACAAGGAGCCTAACTATGAACATGCCATTAAATTTTGGTCAAAAAGTAGAAGAGAAATCACCCGATGATATTATTCCGAAAGGAACATTATTGTGGGTAAATTTCACAGTCCGAGGATTTAAGAATTCCTCAACAACAAACGGCCGTTATGCCGATATTGAAATGACAGTTGCTGAAGGGCAGCCGTTCGCAAAGCGTAAGATCTGGGCAATGCTTGCAGATATTAACGACACGAACAATTCCCAGGCGTGGCGCGATATGGCTTATGGTGCGATCCGTCGTATCTTAGAGGCAACACAGAATGCTGTGCCAGCCGATGCTAATAGCTATTCAATCAATGGCTATGAAGATCTCAGCGGCCGTGTTGTCCCTGTGCTTATCGGTATTGAAAAAGGTACTGATGGCCATGATGATAAAAACACGGTTGATTATCTATCGCCACAAAGCTCGGTGAAGAAAATCGTGAAGTGTTTTGAATTGCTTAGCCAGGGCGTGCATGAGTACGGAAAGAAAGAGGCGCCTAAAGGCCCCCAAACTGGAAATTTGCTCGCTGGAACACAGGTTCAAACACCTGTTGCCGCTCCGCCTGCAGCCGGTGGATATGCCCCGCCTCCTGCAGCCGCTCAGGCAGCTCCTGCGTATTTGGCGCCACAACCAGCGGCCGCTCCTGCAAACCCGCCCCAGGGGCAAGTGCCGGCCCAACCACAACAGGCCCAGCCTGTGACAGCTGCGGTGCCCCCGCAACAACCACAGACGAATACGGCCCCACCTGTGACGCCTGCTACTCAATCCCCTTCTGAGCAACCGGCTCAGGGCTGGGCTCCGCCTCCTGGCGCGAACACAGCAGCGCAATAGACTACCTTGGGGCGCGGATCTCTGCGCCCCAATCATTTTTATCATTTTAACTAGGGAGCCATGCCTATGATGCTGCGTAAGCGGCAACGAGTATTTGTGAACAAATGTTCATCAGCGTTGCAAAAATCAAAAAACACATTAGGGGTAGCGCCAACCGGCACAGGTAAAACTGTGATGATGGCCGCGATCGTATCTGAGAATGCGCCAAAGGAATTACCCTCGCTTATTGTGCAGCATCGTGACGAGCTCGTATCTCAAAACAGAGACACCTACATCGATTATTGTGGAATGAATAACATACGTCGCCCTATGGTTATTGACGCTGACAATAAGTGTTTTGATCGCAATCCTGGCGGCGCTAATTTTGGAATGATCCAGACACTTACAAACAATTTAGATAGTATTCCGAAGATAGGGTTTATCGGCATTGATGAAGCACATCACGCCGTCGCACCAACATATCTTTCATTGCTCGGCCGTCTTCAGGAGATGAACCCGGATCTTATTGTCTTTGGCACAACAGCCACGCCCAATAGAGGCGATGGGAAGGCGCTGAAGACAGTGTTTTCAAATTGTGCTGATAATATACCTATTAGCGAAGTTATCCGTGACGGACACCTGGTGCGGCCGCGTACCTATGTTATCGATGTTGGTGTGAATAACGAGCTCGATGCCATTAAGGGATCCACTGAAGATGATATGGAGCAGATCGAAAAGATAATGAACAACCACGCGATCAATGACAAGATCATTGAGAAGTGGAAGGACATGGCTGGCGATCGTCAAACTATTGTTTTTTGCCCAACCGTTAAGCACGCCGAAGACTTCACAAAAAGCATGGTCGATCATGGCATTAAAGCAAAATGTATTCATGGTGGCCAGAGAATAGGAACGCGTCGTAAAATATTAAAAGACTATGATAAATTTGAATTTCAAGTGCTTGTTAATGTCTCTATCACGATCGAAGGTTTTGATAATCAGCCGACCTCTTGTGTGATTATGTTGCGCCGCGAAAGCTGGAAATCTACAATGACGCAGATGATCGGCCGTGGGTTGCGTAAGGTGAACCCAGAGAAATATCCAGGCATTGTTAAAGACGATTGTATCATTCTTGATTTTGGCCGCTCGTGTGTTGTGCATGGCTCGCTGGAAGATGAAGTAAATCTTTATGGCAATGGTGTTAAAACTTGCCCTGGCTGTATGTCTGAGGTGCCACAAAATTCTAAACATTGTCCTATCTGCGCTCACGAATTCCCTCAGCCTATTGTGCGGGTCTGTCCTGAGTGTGAGAGAGAGCACTATGATAAATCGCCTCACTGTGCGTGCGGCTATACTTTCCCTGTTAGCGCATCATCATCGATGCCAACATCAGGCCAGGAGAGCACGCTGGGTGAGGTTGATTTTGTTATGTCCGAGATTGATATTCTTCAGGATAGCCCATTTAAGTACGAGAGTTTTTATGATGGGCGTGTAATGCTTTGCTTTGGCTTCAGGTATTGGGCCGCTGTGTTGAATTATCAGGACGGCCGCTTCTATGCGATTGGTGCTGAGCAGAACAGTGATAATAATTATGCGCTGCACGTTCTCAGCTCTTCAGATAATTACCTGATGGCACTGCAGTCAGCTGATGATTACATGCGAACAAAAAGCACAAAGACTGAAGCAAAGCGAAATGTGCGATTACCGGTAGGCCAAAGATGCGTGATTGGATTACGAAAGAAGAGCAAGTCTACGCGGAAACATGCAGGGGTTGCGGCACGCATTACCCCTGGTCTGAGCCACACGTTTATGCGTGCCCAATTTGTAAACCAGAACACAGTTATGATGAAGAAGTGAGGATCTACGATGTCTAATAATAATGAAATGAATTTTGCGCGTCCTGATACGGTGACGCCATCACAAAAAATAAATGAAGAATATCATTTAGTAAAACATCTTGGCGACAGTCTTGTGGCTGCGCGCGAAGATGCGAACAAGGAGAGATACAAAGATCGTAAAAAATCTTTGGGGGCTGGTCGCGTCGGGCACCCGATGGCTCCGGTGCCATGGGATAGAGGTTGTGAGAGATCGTTGTATTACGAATTTAAACAATATCCCAGCGACCGGCCTTTTCCTGATCACTTGTATCGCATATTTGAAATGGGGCACCAGGGCGAGGATCTCGTTGTTGAGAACATTCGCCTGGCTGGATTTACTATCCTTACTCACGATGAAAAAGGCAATCAGTTCGGCTTTGGCCATGCTCACGATCCGGACACTGGCCAGCCACAATATAAAGGCTTCATCGATGGTGTTATCACGGACGGCCCTGAGTTTATAGGCACCGGCAAAGACGATGGCATTAAGATGAAATACCCAATGCTTTGGGAAAACAAAATGGTGAATGATGCCAAGTTTAAGAAATTTAAAAACGAAGGTGTTGAAAGATCTCACCCACAATACTATGGCCAAATGCAGGCTTACATGAACTTCATGCACCTTCACGAAAACCCTGGGCTTTTAACTATGGTGAATAGAAACACTGGAGACATAGCGATCGAGTTTGTTCGCTTTAACCAGAAGCACACGCACGCCATTATTCAAAGAGCCTCACGCATTATTGAAGCGCAAGGGCCATTGACGCTGGAGCGCGCGGCTAAGGATTGGGAGAAGCTGCCGTGCAAGTGGTGTGACTTTAAAAGCCACTGTAAAAAAGACGAAGAAAACAGAGCTCAATCAAATGATGGCCAGCCAACTGAAGCTCCATCATGGTTAGGAGGTGGTCAAAAATAAATTGCCTTCCTACACTTTGTAGTATATAATCTCAAATCATTTTAGGAGCGCATCATGGACAAAAACAAAATATATAAAACAGAAATCACCATTACAAATGTTGATATTCGCCGCACCAGGCAATTTGCTTTCGGTGTTACTCACGAGCCAGAACCAAGAAACATTTTCATTCCTTACTGGATCATTAGATCTTACAAAATAACTGAAGCCGACAAGGGGTTAGTTTTTGAAGCGTTGTTTATTGACAACCCTGAAGAAAAAAATCCATGTGTAATTGCTCTTCTTGATGAAGATTGCACGGTTGATAATGCTGATGAAGTTGGACACTTTTGTGGCCGCCCTGGCACTGAAGGTTTCACAGCTTTCCTTAATGAATTAAATGGAGCACAAGAATAATGGCTAATGAAAATTTTAAAAGCGATCAAAATACGTGCCTTAATTTTATAAGGAGAACAAGAGAAGAGCTTCAAAACAACAAACCTGTTTTAGCATACAATATGTTAGAAAAAGTTGAAGAATATGTTTTGAAAATGGGAGGGCAAAAATAATGGAATTAACAGCAGAACAAATCATTGCAAAAGATATGGTGCTGGATTGGCTTGATAATTCAGATGAACAAGTCCTGGTTATCGGCGGGTATGCCGGCACAGGTAAAACAACAATCGGCCGCTGGTTGCAGGATAACATCGGCGGCACAATGTTCAGCGCCTTTACTGGTAAAGCTGTGAACGTGCTACGCCAAAAGGGGTGTATTGATGTACAGACAATTCATGCGCGCATCTATCGCCCTGCTAAGCGTGATAAAGGGCCTTTAGAGGCTCTACAAGATCAGCTGAAGGAAGCTCAAGATCTTAATCAAACATTCCTTATCCCTGAGCTGGAGACGGCCATCGAGGAGATGGAAGAAGAAATGGCTAAGCCGACATTCGTTAAGAATGAAAAAGAAGTGCAGCCATTCATCGTTATTGATGAATATTCCATGCTTAACCAAGAGATGATTGCAGATCTTAAAGAGGTGTATGAAAAGATCTTATGCCTCGGAGATCCAGCGCAGCTTGGCCCTGTTGGTAAAACAGAGCGCAGTAAGCAAGACGCTATATGTCCGCTTGTGCCTGCCTTCACACTGACTGAAGTGCATCGCCAGGCTGAAGGCAGCGGGATCTTACACGCGGCCTCTTTAATTCGCCAGGGCGGAACGCCTCAGTTTTGTGATTGGGGAGACTTTAGATACATTCCTCGCGATCAATTAACTGAAGAAGACATGGTGCGCGCGGATCAAATCATCGTCGGCCGCAATGCCACACGCCATGACATTAACAACTGGTTTAGAGAGCGTGAAGGTCGCGCTGGTAGATTGCCTCAAGCTGGCGAAAAAATGATGTGTCTTCGTAACTTCAAAGAGCTTGGCTTGTTCAATGGAATGGAAGTCACTGTTGCTGAAGATGCTATCAACAGCGAAACAAACCGTGAAGCTTATATGTGTAAGTTTAAAGGTATCAATTTACCTGAGCAAATGAAGATGGGTGAAACAAATCCAGAGCAGCCTCTTAGCTGTTGGCGTGGTGAGTTGGTTGGTGAGCAATTCAAATGGGCTAACAAGGCGCTGCGTGGGCTGAAGCAATTCACATTCTGTCATGCTATCACATGCCACAAGAGCCAGGGCAGCGAGTACAATGAGATCATCGTATTCCATGAGCCTTTGGGCAAGAATGCAGAAGAGATGGCGCGCTGGTTATACACGGCCATCACGCGCGGTAAGTTAAAAGTTACTTTGGTGCAGCCATGAATGATGCAGATATAAGGGATCTCCCTATAAAACCAAAGCCATATAAAAAAGCTATCGGTAAAAGTCTTTTTATCCAGGTAATGCCTAATGGATCAAAATACTTTAGATACAAATACTCGCTACACGGTAAGCAGCAAGTTTATGCTATAGGCGTTTATCCTGAAGTATCTTTATTGGAGGCCATAACCAAAAGAGATAAAATAAAAAGAGATTTAATCCAAGGCAAGGATCCTTCACAGGTCAAGAGAGAGGAGAGAATTTTAGGAAACAAAATAAAGAACAGTAAAAAACTTTTACGTGATTATAAGAGGGATCAGATAGAAAAAAATGTTTCTGAAATAAAACTTAGTCTTTCTGTTTTAAGGCAAGATAATTTTTACAGAAACAAAGATATTAAGAAGGTGTGCGAAAATATGGAAGCTATAATATCTTTTTACGATATTCCTGAACCTGGAGTTTTAATATCTAAAAAATCAAACAATATAGATTGGTTAAATGAATGATAATCAAATGCGAATGCGGACACATATACACGAACGTCGATCATTATCAGTGCCCAAAATGTACTGGTAAAAACGTCATAAATTTCATTAAATATTTAGCAGGAGGATTTAAACATGAACAAGCCTAATGATATGGGACATTCACCCGAGCACTATCACAAATTTACAGTGCCTGAAGATAAGGTGGCTGAGACGCTGGAAGAAAAGCAGCGTGCAGTATTAGATGAATGCGAGGTCGAGCTGCGTAACATTAGCAGGCTTGTATCATCACACGCGCCTATCTCAACTCAGACGCTGAAGGATATAAATCTGCTTCGCATGAAGATCCTCAACCTTCCGAAGCTGTAATGAAGCCAGCTCGCGTTATAACACTATCCAAAGGTTTTGTGGCCATCATAAGCCATGAAGACTTCAGGCGCGTAAACAGGTATAGTTGGCACGCACACATGAGTGCAGGCAGTAAGAGAAAGGTCGGTCAACCTTATGCCAGGGCGAGCATCAACGGAAAGAAAGTGTATCTTCATCGCTTCATAATGGAAGCGCCTGAGCATATGCACGTTGATCATCTCAACCATTGCACGCTGGATTGTAGAAGAGAAAATTTAGAGGTGGTAGATCACGCCACTAACATGAAACGCAGGAGGGTTAAATGTTCGGCAAGAAAAAAGAAAAAGTAAGCCTTCAAGATTGGGCTGATAGTGTTACAAAATCTATTAGCGGGGCTGTTGAAAACATAGGCGCGATATTTGATTTTCTTCAGCAGATTGTTGATGCAAACATGAAGCTTGAAAAAGAATTAAAGTGCGTCACTCACCGCCTTGAAGAATTAGAAAATAAAAACAAACCAAAATTGCCTATGGGCATCACGTCGATCAAAGACGCTGAGCCTCAGTGGGAGATTATAGATGTGGAAGAAAAATAAATGCCGGATATTATCAATGACGAAAGCCTTCTTCAGTACGTTAATACTGATCACATCTTACACTTTGTTAAAGCTGTTTATCAGAATGCGATTGATATTGATAGCGCTTACATGGTGGAGGTCAGAAAGCTCGGAACATACGCGGCCGTAGATGGCACAACACACCCAGCAGACCAATCAACGGCCGCTCAGATCCTTCAGTTTGACCAGGAGAATTGGCAAAGCGGCCTAGCACAGTGGGTTGCTCGTAGCTGTATGGCTGCAGCGCCTGTTGGTATTGGTTGTTTCTTGGCGCCAGCGTTGCTTGATGATAAGCGCGCGACGGATAAATCTGTAAAAATGCTCACAACAATATGTGCTGACTTTGATGTTGGTAATCCAGGTGAAAATCTAAATCAGTTATCGCAGCGCATGGGCATGAGGCCGACGATTGTTTCACACTCTGGCGGCATCACAGATGAAGGCCATCAGAAACTTCACGCGCACTGGAGGCTTACAGAGCCATCAGATGATCCATGGAAGATCGCATACATCAGAGAGCAGATAGCTAAAAACTTTGGCGCTGATCAATCCTTTAAACGAATACCACAAGTCATAAGAATACCGGGAGCTTTATATGATAAGAATAGACAATTTAAAACCACAGAAATTATTGAATACAATGACCACGACATTGAGCTCATGGACGTTGAAGATACAATGCAAATTGATTGGGAGGCGCTTGAAGAGGATAGCATCTATAATCAAAAAACACGAACAAAAGAAGAGAAACAAGAACGTGTCCATAAGATCCAGACTGAAAAAATTGAGGCGGGTGCTGTAGGTGAGGACAATCGCTTCACTCGCTTCAGTGAGTATGCTGGCCATCAGATCCGCCAAGCTCGCTTTGAACATCAGAGCGTGGAAGAGGCTTTGTCTTCCACTCACATCTGGTGCCAGGATAACATGGTGCCGCCCTGGGAAGTTGATCGCATCGAGAGTGAGTTCAATGCGCTGCTGCATAAAGATAAAGCGTCGCACGCTGATCGATGGGCTGAGCAAGGACGGCCGCCCATCATGTTTGGTAATACACCAGTGCAGCCAGCCGTGCAGCCGATCGAAGGATCTGACCACGGTACTCTGATACCGCAGGAAGCTCCACCAGCTCAAACAGCGGCCGATTGGAAGCTGAAGACATTTGCCGTGCCGCGTCTTTATTCCGGCCCAGCGCCTGAAGAGAGGCACCTGATCGAGAATTTCATGGTTCACAACTCAACATTGGCCCTGGTTGCTGATGGTGGTGTTGGTAAAACCTATGTTTCTATCGAGCTTGGCATGCGCGCAGCTGCAGGGCCGTGTGTTATTGATGGTCAGAAAAATGAGTTTATGGGCTTTCCAGTGTTGGAGAAGATGAACGTGCTCATATTTACAGTTGAGGACGGCCAGCACGATTTACACCGTCGTGTGCGCGCCATTGACCCCAGCGGCTCATTAGAAGAAGCAGCAGGAGATAACTGTTGCATCATTCCGGTACAAGAACAGATCCTCGATGGCCTCACGCTCGTTGAAAGAGATGATAAAGGCAACTGGAAGCCTTCAGTGGCGTGGAAGGCTATGCAGAATTACATTGACGACTTCATGCAGGACGAAGACACAAAGGATTATCCGCTGTTTGTTATCATCGACACATACTCAGCCACACATCACGGCGATGAAAACTCAGCCACTGGAACGAATGAGTGGTTTAGATCCGCTGGACTGTTAAGAAGATATGACACAACATTACTTGTCACACACCATGTAAGGAAAGCAGATCAGAAGATGGAGATTAAAACCGTTGAAGATATGAAAGCAAATGTTCGTGGATCCTCAGCCTTTATGAATGCGTGTAGAACGGTCTATGGGATCTGGAAGATGCCCAACGGCGATAGCGTGCTGGAAGAAACGCCAGTTGAGAAGGGAGCGCAGCTCTTTAATATGGGTATGCTGAAGAACAACACCGGCCTGAGCTGGGCAGAGAGATCTTCAGAGAGATTTGCCGATCCTTTGATCACATTGCGCCGTTTGGCCACTGGACGGCTCACATTTGATGCTATGATCCACGCTAAGAGGCTTGAGCTGTCCGATAACCGCACTAAAAAGATCGAGAACAACCTGGCACAAGCAAAAGCAGCCATAAAAGCGGCCGTGCGCTGGTATGGTCACAATGGCTGGGCATTATCCAAGCGCAGCATCATCAAGGACAAGGAGCGCTTTTTGCCCGAGAATGTGGCCGAGTTGTCTGAGAAGAAGCTCGCATCGGTCTTAAATGAGCTGCTGGTTGCTGAAGAAATTAAAGAGATCGAATTGCAGAAACCAAAATGCGTTGTTTTTGATGTGCCAGATGGTGACTTTTATAGCGGCAAAAATGGAGCACGAAAAAAGGACACTCCAGCAATTCACTGGAATGAGTTTGAATACGATGCAGAAAACGAAGAGTATTCTGAGATCGAAAACGTGCAAACAAGAATGAACGTCTAAAATGAAACGCCACAGTGAAACGCTACAGCGTCACAAAACGCAGCAAAAAAGCAAAATAGGGGTGTCTCAAGGGTGCCAAAATAGGGGTGGGGGTGTCTCAAGCGTTGAGACGGTCTATTCAGTAGTTAAATCAATAGGTTACGCGTTTTTAGGTGGGGGGTGTCTTGGTGTCTCTATACTATAGTATACTAAATAGGGTAATACACCCCCCACTGGGTAGTTGTCTCTATGGGGGGTATCTTCGATCCCCCTCCCCCTATAGGGGGGACACAGCCATGTCAACACCCGCCCCTTGTAGCGAAATAAGTCAGTAAAACGCAGCCACTAAAATATGTCACAGGAGTGAAACAAAAATGCAGCCAAAAATAGAACAACAAAATGTGATCCAAATGCGTGTCGCTGGAGTGCCTCACGCACAGTCGCGTCCTAGGTTCGTAAATGGTCGTGTTATTTCGAGCATATCTAAGGGCTTAAAATTGTGGCGTGCAGCTATACGAAAAGAAATTCGCGCAGCAAAGAAGTCAATCGGGTTTGATCCGCTGGTTGGTGCAGTCGCTGTTGATATTACTTTTTTCTGTCCGATTAAAGATGCGAAGCGCTGGGGCACGCTCAAAGATACGAAGCCCGATAAAGATAATCTTGAGAAAGCTGTGCTCGATGTGCTTGAGGCAAACGATTATTTTGCTATAGGTGATAGTCAAGTTGCAGTTGGTCAGGTGATAAAGGTATTTTGCCAGCCAAGCGATGCAGGGGCGTTTATTCGTGTGTCTCGTGTGCGTATAGTGCCCAGCCAAGAAAAAAGCCCCTCTGAGGGGCTTAAATCGAATAATATAGAATGGCTTGCTTAGGCTCGCTCTTCTCTGCCCTCTCGCATAATGCGTTTAACGTCCGCCTCTATTTCTGCGCTGGTTGGTTCGCGCCCTAGCTTAGTAGATAAAACATTATAAATCGTGTTGGGGTTGTTGTTGGTTATTGTAAATGTAACTCTCATAAGCTCTCCTTAATGCTTTTTAAATCGTCCCTGGTCAGGCTGCAGCTCTTGCAGCCGTTCAGAGAATAGTGTCTGTGTCTTTCCTGTTGCGTAGTTGGTGCGCGTCACAATTAAACAGTCCTCTCCCATGCGCGTGTCGTAGTGCATAGAGAGTTCTATTTTCTCGCTTGCTTCAGGGATCATGATAAAAGCCCTTATGCGTGCGAAGCGTGTCGCCCATGCTTTGCGTATGGGTTGAAACAGTCCGCCTTGCCCTTGCATTGCTCCAGTGTATCGTTTTTTCATTATTTCCTCGCTTTCACTACGTCAATGGCTGCATCTATTGTCTCCCAGCACACGCCAAAGTTTGCATCATGGTTGTTTTTAATCAGCTGTAAAACTTCTTGTGCTTGATTGCTGTCTAGGCTGTCGTCTCTGTCGTAAACGTCCATTACATGCCAAGAGATTTCAATGCTGTCGTTTTTGGTTCTATCTTCAGCATGATAAATGTTTATAGCCTCAAGATAAAAATCTCTGTCCATGCCATCGCATTGCATTGTTCCACTCGTTCCGCCTGTCATGGCGTCCACGTTTGCAAAGTCTTCAGGCATTGAGAATTCATTGAATAAGCCCTCTAGCTCATGCTTAATTCTTTTGTGAAGGTCTTCGCCCGCTTCAAATACTCCGTATCTGTCGCCTCGTTCGTCGCTTAAAATATAAAACATATCTTTTTCCTTTAAAATGATTGACGCTTGATTGCATCGTCGAAGGGCGCAACATGCGCGCCCCTCTGCGATATAATCTAAAGCATGTCTTCAGTGAGTATGATATTGCCTTCGTCGTCGAAAACTTCAAAGGCTTCATCATCAGTCTCAAGCCATAAAGGCCATGGATCGCGTGAATTTAATGGGCGCACAAATGTGAGTTGTTTGTTTGTGTCGCGTCCCATTGTCCAAAATTGAACGTTAGCAACGTAAGTGCCTCCGCTAGCTTCATCTTGAACAATGTTAAATCCATCTCCATCAAAATGATATTGAATGAAGTCGCATAATCCGTCTTCAATATCCATTGTGAGTTTAGCTATGCATTTAAGTAAGTTTGCGTCGTTAAAAGCGTCTCTTGGTAAAATACGTATCATGGTCTTATCCTTTCGGGGTTAGGTCATAGTTAGTAATGATGAAGTTGTAATACATGCCTTGAAGCGTATAGAGGTGTATTCTGTCCTCAGGCTCATGGCGCTCTATCCAGTCGTTAATAACGTCCATGCTCTCAGGCGTTGCAAAAAGCCCATGAGGCTTTAAAGGCTCAGGCTCTTGCTCTTCAGGGTTGCACGTCTCTGAGGTCATTTTCTCAAGCTGTCCAGTGTAAGTGCAAGCCCATAGCTCAATCTCGCCCTTTTTCCATCGCTCTACGTCATTGTCATTCGCTGGATATGCGTCCGCATCTTCGGTCACAACCATGCTCGAAGTCGTCTTTTTCGCCCATTTTAAGCAGGCCATTTATTTCATAATATGTTTTCATAGTTTCATCTTTCTTTTGTATCGTTTGATTGCTCTATTGGAATTCGCGGCGGCAATGTCTGCTCGCTTGTTTAAAATCCATAGTGATAAATCAAAGTTTTTAAGTTTATATTTCATTGTCTGTTCCTTATCTGTTGAGTGTATAAAAACAAGTGTCATAGCTGTGCGTCTTTTGGCACGTCTCCATGGCGTCGTCGTTTATACAGGCAGAAAGTAAACAAACGCTTAATATGATGAATAAAATACGCATTATTTCATCATTGAAGGCGTTAGAGCATCAACACGGCCAAAGAACGCTTGTAAGAGGCCTTGTTGCTCTTCTTGTGTCCATTCGTCGTAAGAACGGTCTAATAGGGCACATTCGCCTTGTATCGGCTCTCTAGGGGCTTCTGTGAAGTGTGTTGTGTTGTTTTGCATGGTGTATTCTCCTTTGCATGCTATAGTTAAAATGAAGGGCGTTAAAAGGATAAACGCCTATAATTAAAATCGTAACACTACAGATTGTAGGAAGTCAATGGAAATAAGTGAAAAAATACAAAATAATTTAGAGGCTGTTGTAAGCCCCGAAAATCAACACGAAAGCGTCGCACTGGCTAGGGCTTTATGTCCGTTCGCGGAAGAGGCTACAGATATGACAGTATTGCTTGCGGTTGCAATGGTAGAAGCTGAAGGGGATTTAAACGCGGTATTAGAGTACCTTTGCATTACAAAATCTACGTTTTCACGCCATAATCAGTCACCTTTATTGAACCGAATTATTAAGCAACTTACGCGCAAACGCTTATCAGGTGAGGGTTATCTGCTAGGCGTGACGGCGCTTATGGACGTGGCGGGATCAAAATCTCAAAGCGGTGCGGCTCGAATAAATGCGGCTAAAACCTTGATAGAGTTAAGCGATGATGAAGAGGCCAAGGATAATAGTGTAGGTGGAAGCGGCAAGGACTTGAATGAAATGACATTCGCTGAGCTTGAGCGTGAAGTTAAGCAAATAAGAGCGGATATACACTCAAATCCACCCCCTGCCCCCGCTATAACTGAGGGCGTAGGCGGTAAGCAATCCTCTTAAATAGAAGATGCCCCTATTTTGTGGGGAGAATAGCGCGTTTACTCCCTGCCGTGGCTAGCTATTCCCTGCCCACCCCTAGGGGGCGGTGCCGCCGCGCGCAAAAAAATCCTATCCGATGCCAGCTTAAAAATTTTTTTATTTTAATACTTGACCTACAAACTGTAGGCGTGTATAAGAGGTGCATAAATATCCAGGAGATTGCATTGAGCACAGCCCATTATATTATTATTACTTTTTCCGCGCTGGTATTGTTGTTGGTTTTTTCAGCCTCGTTGAATGTTGCATTATCGCTTCATTTGTATGCTGTAACGAAGCCTGCCCCAATCATCACTCAAGAAGAGTTTCTGGATCTATCTAAAAATTGTAATCAAAATGGAGAATAAAATGAAACCAATGTTAAATTCTAGGAGTGCTCAAGCTTTAATAATGCCGTTATTTGTTATGGCTGAGAAATGTGGTTATCACAATCGAGCGGTATCTTGTTTGCACTTACCTGCTGGGGGCACTGAGATAAAAATGACTGTGAACAAGCCGGGTGAAGAAAAAATCCATGAGTTTAAGGTTAATTACGATAGTGAGCTGAGCATGCCAAAGATAAGTAGATTTCTTGAGGAGAATGGTGCTTTTGATGAAAAGATTTTCCGCGAGATGCTTGGTGAGGATATGGCTTGTTTTGAGCCTGCTCCGAACAGTGGTTTTATTTCAGAAACACGTTTAAAAAATAAAATCGAACAAACGACAGCGCCGCGCGTTACGAAGGAGCAAATTGAGGGCCGTATTAAAAAGATCACTTGTAGTGTTTTAGAATTTGCGCCGACTGTAACAATTTGCCAGATCACGTTGGATAATGGTTTTTCTGTGCGTGGTGAGAGTGCTTGTGTAAATCCGGAGAATTACGACCGTGAGATTGGTGAGAAGATTGCGTACGATAATGCGTTTCGTCAGCTATGGGCATTTTTTGGGTTTATGCTTGCTGAAGACCAGCACAGAGATGGCCAGGTAAAAAGTTTTAATGACACGGTTGCGGAGATTGCTGAAGAAGCGGCCGATGAAGCGCTTGCTGAAATGGCGGGTGAGAAGAATTCGTAAAAGTTCTGGATAGCTTTTACGGCTGGCAGTCTCCCCTGGGCAGAGGGCGTAAGCAACTCCCCCGGGGATAGACACCAGACACCAACAGCGTTACTGTGTATAAAAGATCGTGCTAATTTTTTGAACCAACTGGAGAAAACTATGACTAAAAATTTACAAGATATTATCAACGAAAAAATTCAGACCGGATATGACCCTGTGACGTTAAGTGTTGCAGCGACTGGTGTGAACGAAAATAACATTGAGATACTGATTGAGGGTATTCCTTATTCTGTTTCTGGTAACAAACTATCGCTTCTGAAGGTGGGTGTTGAAACGTCCCCCTCGTCTGAAGCTGTGGCTGAAAACACAGAAGCTGCAGCCATGGCAGGAACAGTTTCTGATGGAAATGGACAAGGCGATGCCGCACACGATAGTGACGATACCACCGAAAAAGCTGAAGGAAGCGATGCGGCTTCTGGATCAGTACCGAGCGGAGAAGCCCAGGTCGATGTTCAAACAGACACCCAACCAGAAGCTCCTGAAGGCGATGCAACAGTCGGGGCACCTGCAGATAGTGGAAGTCAAGTGATCGGCCCTGATGAAGATGGTGATGGTGAAAATGATTACCAGGAGCGTATTGACGCTGTTGTAAAAATCATGGGCGCGCATTCGCTTCTTCCAGCGGACAAGGCGGAGAATGGTGCAACTATTTTTGCTGTGCTTGATGCAAATGGCCAGGAATACCAGCGCGGCACACTTGCTGAGTTGGAAGCGGCTATTCATTCGACCGAAGAAACATCAGCGGCATAATCTGGCCTGCTTGATTAGATGGGCTGGACGTGGTGAACCGGCCCATCGTATGAAGTAGGAAGGAAAATATAAAAACGTAGTGAGCGGAAAAAGTGCTGGTAGCAAACCTTATTTATAAAGTTTGGCCATAATCTACCATTCCGTTGGATTGCAACGTCCGGGAGCTCACCGCACAACGATTGATCATCTTGTGTTTTTAAGGAAGTCACTACGTCTTTATATTTTTTGGAGAAAATTATGAGTTTAAACGCAAAAGTTTTTATTTTTGGAATTTTATTCTGGGCCGCTGTTTCAGCGTTTTTCTGGTGATCGATGGCTGAAATTCATGACCGGATCCGTAAGAATTGGGACGCTGATGATTGGAAGGCGGCTGGCGAGGGTGAGGAAGGTGTGAGTTTATTCACCATTTACCGACAAGGCGAGTACGTGGCGATCGGTACGCTGCAAGAGTTAGATAGGCGCGGCCAGGAGCGCGTTGCTAAAAAAGAATAATTGTGAGATATTAGCTGTAGCTTTTTGATCACCATAGAAAAGGAAAAATCAATGCCAAATTATTTAGAAAAAACATTCACCGCGAATGGCAACAGTGAAGAGTTTGCTGTTGGGCGCCTGGAGCAAGTATCAATTTCAGGGCTTACCGCAGCAGGCGCTGGATCTGTTAGCCTTCAAAGATCAACAGATGCTGGAGATACTTTCCAGACAGTGATGCTGCCAGATTTTACTGCAGCAACTTTTACCGCTGACGCAACATTCGACATTCTGGAGACAGCTGAGACGCTTTATCGTTTTGTGATGGCTGACTATGCTTCAGGATCTATCGTTGCACGTATTGGGCAAAAAGGAATTTAATAATGCTTATATCTCCAGCTGGAACACCGCTTACCTCTGGCGTTAGTGCTAACGCAATATCTTCAGCCCTTGGAATTTCCAGCGGGAGAAAAAGCTTAAATGTTGGGATTTTCGGATCTTCAAATGTTGGGGGCACGGCATACAATGACGCCGCGCTTTTTACTGATCAATACGATAGCTTTGGTAACGCCCAGCGTTTAAAGCACGACGCCACACTCACTGCATTTACAACACCGGTGAATAACGACAACAATGTTCTGACTTATAACCGTATTAACGAACAAATGTATTATGGCCCTATTGAGGCCATGATCACGCGCCTTCAGGAATACACTAATCGACAAGTGAATGTTGTTTCTGGTTTTGATAGCTCTCAGCCTGTGGGCTATGCGCTTAATGGCGGAACAAATGGTTGGTTTGTGTCAAGAAACGGTTCAGATCCTTTTGATACTGGCCGTCAATATGGCCAGGTGATTTCTCGTCTTAAAGAGTTAATGGATCTAACAGGTGAACCGATTGATGTTATTTATCTTCCTGACGCTGGGAAGGATAGCACGTATGCGAGTGGCGCGGTGCCAGCGAATACGGTTACTCAGTACAAGGCCGGAATTCAAAATTTAATCACGGATCTTGGTCTTGATGAAGCGAAGGTTTCATTTATCTTGCCGAACCTGGGGCCAACGCCTGTAAATACTGGTTATCCAAATTGGGATAATATCCGAACTGCAATCAATAACGAGAGCGATTGGGGTGTGACGAATTTAACGGTGATTGATCCTGTTTCTATTGGCCTCACGCTTGAGGAAGATGTTCTTTGGGAATATGCTTGTACTGGATTATCTGGCGCCTGGACTATTGGCGAGACTGTTTCTGATGGAACAAATTCTGAAACTCTAACGCTGTTTACCAATAGTGCAACGCGACTGTTTATGGAGAGAAAGCCTGGCGCTGGTTTTTCTGATAACACAACGCTCACCGGAGCAACATCTGGCGCGACAATAACCTCTGCTAACCCAGCGAACCCGATTACAGTACATTTAAACACGCGCGGCCTTAATGCGATGGGCCACGCTGCAGCAAACGCGGCCAATGATCATTTGACTTTATCTTCAGCATTTTATTTTCATCAAGTTACCAGCGCTAACCTGGTTATTGATTTTGATCTTGAAGATGCAAAAAACTATGATCTGAGTGGATCTGATATTGTTGAGCTGAGAAGTAGGGCCCAGCCATTTTATGCAACTGTTGAAGGCGATGCACCAACCTATGAGGCCACTGGATTTAACGGCCGGCCGTGCATGGATTTTGATGGTGTGGATGATATGCTCGCAATTTTAAAATACACTGAAGATCAGCTTGGCGTAGAAGATGGTTACAGCCTTTTCGCCCTAATCGAGAATGATGATATTTCAGATAGTGGGTCTTCATTTAATTTTGTTATTGCTATGGGTAATTATGTTGATAGCACAAGCCGTGGTAAAATTCTTGTGAACCAGCCTCGCAACGACATGGATAATATTGGGACTTATTCAAACGGATCTGGGGCTTCAGCATTTGAGCAAGTTGTTGGAGATGCCACGCCATACTTATTTTTAGAGACTGTTGAGGCTGCAGAAAATGGAGAGGTGAATGTTTTCCTTGATGGTGGCGACGCGGTTATAACTTACAGTGGTGATACGTCAGATATTGACACAACCCAAAGCGATTATTATTTAAGATTAGGTGGTGATAATTCTTCAACGCGCCGCTTCTCTGGCAAAATGAACCGAGTGCTATTATTTGATGGCGAGTTAAGCTCGGCTGATCGTGCAAAAGTTTCTTCTGAGCTTTTGAAGAGGACAGCATAATGAACCCATTCCAGGAACAATATTTGCGGAACCAGAAGGTGCTCCGCGAAAACCAGGCGCGACACACAACGTCAAATTTAATACAGCACAGCACGACAAAGCTTATCAACCTAGCTTCTCGATATGTGCAACAGGGCCAGGCACATACGGCCCAACAGGGAGTTTATCTGGCTTGCAAAAACCATGGTTATGCTTTTGCGAAAGAGATAGAAGATCATCTTCATCGAATGGGGGCGGGTGATGATGTTAAAGTTTTTTGTACCCCGGGAAAAATCTAGCTCTAGGAGGAAATTATGAGCCGTATTTACAAAGTAAAAACACCAGGCGGCGATCGCTTGGTAAAATCAAACACCAAAGGCCAGGCGATTAAGCATTGTGTTGAAGGTGATTATGACGCAGAACCGGTGGGATCTGCTGAGATGTATGACTTGATCCAGGCTGGTGCCGAGGTTGAGGACATTGTGGAAAAAAAGGTCGAAGCTGGCGACACGCCCAAGCCGATCGCCTCGACGCCTTCAGCGCCTGCAACACCACCGGCACAATCGACACCAGCCCCTACAGCTTCTGGAAAAACTCCAGCGCCAGTTGCGGCGGTAACGCCGCCAGTAAATGCTGTTAATCCAGTTTTAGCTGAGCAGCAGACAATCAATCCTAAGGCTGCAGAAGCTGCTGGTGCTCCGCCACCGATCGCTCCTAACGCTGGTGGCCCTGTTGATTGGCAAGCACGCGAAGAAAGCGGCCAGTAATGAAAGCTCGCACAAAATATAAAGTTGTTCGTCCCTCGACATATCAGGGGACGGATCGCGAGCTGGAGGTTTTTGCTGATGAAGTATCAACGGATCCAAACGGTCATTTATTTTTCAGTCAGCTGATTGATGTTGATGTGATCGCAGAGGGCGGTGTTACTAAAACCGTTAAAGATCTTGCTTTGGTTTTGGTGCTTGCGCCAGGAACATTTGAGAGCTTAACGCGCGTTGATGATAGCGGAGAATTGTTCAAGCAATCTGGCGTTATTGTTACAAGTCACTAAAACCGCCACTTTTACTAATCTTCCCATAGGCCGTGGGTTGTGTTATTATTTCGGGAGAACAAACGTGAAAGCTCGAAAATGCCACAACCTACAGCCTATGTAAGAGATTTTGACTTTTCAGAATTTCAAGAACAATATTCAACGCAGCCGCTCCCAGCATCAGAGATTGATGCTCAATTAGACGCCGCTGCTTCTTCTATTTCTCAGACAATCAATCGCCTTGGTTTAATCCAGCGCGACGACGGATATCTTCAAAACAAATCAGTGAAAGTTGAAACTTTATCCAATGAGGTTAAGGCGCTTCTTGGATCCACGATTGATCCTAAGGGGGTTTGGGTAACAGGAACCGATTATGAGAAGATGGATCTTATTTCAAGTGGTGATGCAAGTTATCTGGCCGTATCAGATCACACATCAGCAGCATCATTCCAAACCGATCTTGATGCGGGTAAATGGATTTTATTCACTAATGCTATTGGGGATAGCGATAGCTCATATTTTCAAAAATTCTCAGGTAATGCTTCAGACACAGAATTCACTCTTTCAAATGATTTAGGTGAAGATGAAAACGCTGTAATGGCGTTTTATGATGCTGGCGGTACTGAAGGTTATCAGATCCTGGCGCCAACAGATTTTTCAATCAGTGGAACAACATTGACAATAACACCAGCTCCAGCGCTAGGCACAAACAATATTTTTATTTTTGCTCCTAGTTTGTTGGTAGGCTCTGCAAACGCAGCAGCCGTGGCTGCCGCTGCAAGCGCTGTGACAGCAAGCGCGCATAAAGATGATGCGGAGGCAGCAAAGACAGCTGCGGAGCTTGCGGAAACAAATGCAGAGACAGCTGAAACTGGAGCACAGGCTGCAGAGAGTGCGGCCCAAGGACATGCTAACACTGCGGCAACTTTACTTGAAAGTATTCCTTACAGAGATCCTGTGTTTTTAACTTTTGCTGATAGTCCTTACACGATGCTATCAACGGACAATGGGAAGTTTTTCCAGATTGATACGAGTGGCGGCGCTTTTGTTTTTAATGCGCGCTCGATCAACGGAAACACGCCGATGAATGTGACGCTTAAAAAGGCTACATCAGATGCCAACACTGTTACATTTACGCCTGACGGATCCGATACTGGATCTAAGGTTATTTCTTCAGTGGGTGGCGCTGTATTTATCGCTGATGATGATACGGTTGATCAGTGGGTGCATTCGTCTTTTGGATCTGGTGCTGGTGAATACAAGGAGCAAGAATTTTCTTCAAGCGGTGGATTTGTTGCGGGAACAACAACAGCCCTAACAATTACTGAAACACCTATTCCTCCTTCAGCTGCATCAGTGCTTTGTTTTTTTGATGGGCTTGCCCAGCACCCGGACACGTACTCATACGATCCAGCTACGGGTATTGTCACGCACGACACAGCAATACCATTAAGTACAAAAGATGTTTATTATTATTGGCAATCTTCTAGCCTTCCGGTGGGCACACCGTCGGACGGTACTGTTAGTTTTGCTAAAATGGCTTCAGGGGCACTAGGGGTTCTCGCTGATGCGGTTGCCGGCACTATATCTAAAATAATGACTATGAGTGTCTTTAAGGCTTGGGTTGATGGTTATGGGCGCAAAAAGGTCTATTCAGGCACTATTGCTAGTCTCGATACCGAGCATGATATTACAAGTGTTTTTAGAGATGGTTACAATTACGAGATTGTTTTTCAATTTGAGGTATCTACTCAAGGTGTGGCATTTTTAAGATTTTCTAACGATAATGGGGCCACCTTCAACAGTGGGGGTAGTGATTATCAGTGGAAAAACATTTACGGTAATACTGGCGTTACAGGGGCCCAAGATGGAGCTGACACAGAGATGCACTTAGCGGCATATTCTTCTCAGACTTCCGCTCCTAGCTTTGGCAAGATCCGTGTTCTGGATCCTCTCGGTTCAAAGCCGACAATGGTAATTAGTGAGATGGGTGGGCAATCAACCACGAACATGTTTTTTACTCACATGGTTGGTCATGTGGTTTTTGCAGAAGATATTGACGCTATGCGAATTGGCCTACTTACAGGGGCATTTGCAGAGGGCGTTGTAACAGTTTATGAGGAGCCGATTTAATGACAACAACACTTACGCCAGATTTAGTTGATGGTCAGCCTGTGCTTTTAGCAAGCGAGGCAGTCTCAGCTGAGGCAGATTGGGAACATGCTGCGGATTACAGTGATTATGTGGAGCTTGTTTTAGAGTTGTACAATGTTCGAGGGAACACGGCCGATGTTGCGTTGAATTTATCGGACGACAGCGGAGCCTCTTATTTGACTGACTACATCAGGTCTTTGGCTCAAGGTAATGGTAGCGGATTAACTGGTTATGGAGGCGGTGTGGGTTCAATACAGTGTGGGCCACAACCCGTAAGTAATGGTTGTTACCATGTAACCAATCGAATTTCAGCCCACAACATTAATGGATTAAGCACCAACATTCGTAACCGATATAATGGAGAGCGGAGCAATGGCAATATGCAGTCCATTACGGCGGGGTATAACTCCAACGCCGATACAGGTATTATTAACGGAATGAAAGTTTCTGTTGCGACAGGGACATTTACTGCAGACATTAGATTATGGGGGGTTAAATAATGGATTACATTTTTTTATTTTTAGGATTGTTTTTGTGGTTGGCTTTTTGGTCGGCGCAATCTGGATATTCAATGAAGTTTTTAAATAACAAATTGCAGGATTGGCAAAGAAAAATCCCTTCAGGAAATAGGATCCCTGAGCTTGTCTTGGCATTAACTATTGGATCTGTTGGGGCCTGGGGCTGGGGAAGATTATTTCCAGACATTCCTGTTTTGTGGGGTGTTGCTCTATGGGCCGCTTTATCAATCATCTCTTTTGGCGGAAAGGAAAGTGCCACATGGGGTTATTTAAATTGGGAGGGGCATACAAAAGATAAGGATGGTGATGGTGTTATAACGGATGCTGATGGTCGTGACAGCACAATGTTTGGATTTAACAACATGATTGCCAAGCTTTTTAATTTTAAGCTTGGTGATGAAGGGTATTCGTGGGTATGGGCCTTTACAAAAGGTTTAATAACAACTTTGCCAGTAATGTCTTTTGGTGCTATATTTCAACCATTGGGGCGTGAGATGGCAAGTCACGCAAAGGGTCGCCTCCCTGGCGATAGTAACTTTTACATGGAATTTTTTGGGGACGGATTTGGCTATGCCGCCGCCTGCACATTATTCATTTTGGTGGTAAATTTAATTGGTGGGTAATTTTTCTTGGGAGATAGTATGGATAGAGATCTGGCCAAAGCGCTAACAAAAATCAATGATGGAATGTTGAAACTCCATAAAGATGTTGAAGGCGTAAAGGAGAAAGAAAAGTCAGGGCGATGGATAGAATATGCCATGCGCTTTGGCACAACTCTAAGCGCGGCTGGCGCTATAGGTTTTTTTTCGCTGTTTACAATAACACTACCTAACATGAGAGAAGAAAACCGTGATGTGGCTCGTGAGCTCGTTTACGTTCGTGAAACTCTTGCGGAAGTAAAGCAGTTTACAAAAGATCCTCGCTTTACGGAAGAAAAGTACAACCTTATTGAGCAGAAAAAAGATGCGGAGCGTGCCGAACTTAAAGCACAATTACAGGTCCGATCCGGATGGATGGGTGAAAAAGACACCAAAGATAACAATCAAGATGTAGAAATACGTGTGATGCGTGGTGATATTGAAAAAATTAAAAAGAAGATAGGGTTATCTGAATGAATTGGAACGTAATGCGCCATGTTGGTAAGGTTGCTTCTCCTGTTGCTAAGGGCGTCTTAGGTATGACAGCCGCAGGGACACTTTCGGCTGCTGTTTTAATACAGCCCTGGGAGGCGCGTCGTCATGTACCTTATTTAGACACTATTGCTTACCCTCCTGTTTGGACAGTGTGTGACGGAATAACTGGCCCTGCGGTTGTGCCTGGAAAGCATTATGATGATTTAGAGTGCGATGCAATGCTGGCTGAAGAAGTGACCAAGCATGAAAATGGTCTTGACCAATGTCTTAGTGTGGAGCCGCCATTGGAAACAAAAGCGGCTATGATTAGTTTTACTTTTAATGTTGGTGTTCGTGCTGCTTGCAGATCAACACTTGTCCGTATGGCCAATGCTGGCGATTTAAAAGGTTCTTGTAACCAGCTTTCTCGATGGGTTTTTGCTGGTGGTAGAAAAATTAGAGGCCTTGAGAATAGAAGGTTCAGGGGAGACGCTACAAGAATATCTGAAAGAAGTTTGTGTTTAAAGGGGTTGGATCCTGATTATAAAATTCCTCTCTATGAGGTTTGGTATTCTAAATACAAAGACTTTAAAACAAGAAATTTTAAGGGGCGGAATGTTTAAAAACTATCATCTTTTTTTTACTCTTGGATTGTTTGTGGCTATGGTCGCATTCTTTGGTTTGTGGAGATACGAGGTTTTGGATCACAGCAAAACAAAAAGCGATCTTACCCTAGCCAATGGCATAATAGTAAAACATGAAGACAATATAAAAACATCAGAGGAGGTCGCAAATGATTTACAAATTAGTCTTAATAATGTTCGCTCTGAGCTTAGGAGCGTGCTCAACCAGCCAGTACAATGCCACCCCACGCGGAGTGGTGCCGGCACAGGTGATGCAGCCACCCCAGGACAAAAGCTTCCTGAAGGAAATGCACTGCGCTCTGACTTCTTGCTCGACTTCGGAGGAAGGGCTGAAGAGACAGCCGTTAGGCTCCTCGGCTGCCAAGAATTCATAAGAAAAAGTTTTAAGCTCAATGAATGATGTTACACTCGATGAAAAACGCAAAGCGGCATTTGGAGAAGATTATGCGCCAGTAGTTTTGGCGCAGCAATCCAATGAAGAAAAACTGAAAAATATAATGGTTTTGGAGCGCATGGCGCGCGCTCAAAAGTCCAGGTTAAAAGTTACAGACTTTGCTCAATTCACTACACCAGATCCAGAATGTCCTGAAGATAGCTCGCGCAGTAAATACCATGTGAAGCGGCACCATGAAGCATTGGCGGCCGCGCTTGAAGAAGTGGCAAAAGGAAACATTAAAAGGCTGATTATTTCTATGCCACCGCGTCATGGGAAAACTGAGCTTTGCTGTGTTCGGTTTATTCCCTGGTACTTGGCTCAATTTCCTGGCAAGCATGCCATCTATGCAACGTACAATGAGAACTTGGCAAAAGATAAAGGTAACGAAGTTAAGGACGTTATGCTGGATCCTGCGTACGCTCAGGTGTTTCCTGACTGCCATCTTAAAAAAGGTGGTAAGGCTGCAGGCCGATTAGAAACCAATAATAAAAACAAGGCTTACTTTGTTGGTCGCGGTGGATCAATCACCGGCCGTGGTGGAGATCTTATTGTTGTTGATGATTTGTTTAAAAATGATGAAGAGGCTGATAGCCCGACAATGCGTGAGAAGGTTTGGAAATGGTTTACCGGGACAATTATGAACCGCTTTATGACTGACGAAGGTTGTATGATTTTAGTTATGACGCGCTGGCACGAAGATGATGTGATCGGCCGTTTAACAGATCCTGAAAATCCGTACTATAGTGAAAAAGTCGCGGCCGATTGGGATATTGTAAATATTCCTGCTGAAGCTGAGCCAAATGATATTCTCGGCCGTGAGGTTGGTGAGGCGTTGTGGCCAGAAAGATTTGGTATTAAATACCTTCATGAGCAACGCGCGCTATCAGAGCGTCGCTATTCATGTCTATATCAGGGAAATCCGTCCCCTGAAGCCGGTGTTTTCTTTTTAAGGGAATGGATTAGATATTATCAGCCTGGCAGCCTGGACACGTCTCAGATGCGAAAGTATGGGGCCTGTGATTTATCTGTGGGAACCAAGGAGCAGCTGAAGGGAGGAAAGCAGGCTGACCGATCGGCCCTTATGATTTTTGGGGTTGATCAGAATGACGATATTTATTTGCTCGATGCGATAATGAACCGCGATCGGCCAGATGATAATGTTGAAAAAATAATTGACATGATGAAACATCATAAGCCTATCAGCTGGTTTACCTATCAGGATCAGATAACAGGCTCTATAGGGCCGCTGTTGTTTAAACGTATGAAAGAGCGCCGCGCTTATTGTCATGTTTCTGAGCACCCCTCAACAGGATCTAAGGAACAAAAAGCACAATCATTTAAAGGCCGCTTGGCCATGGGGAAGGTTTATTTTCCGAAGGGCAAGTTTTGGGCTAATGATGTTGTTGAGGAGTTGATTAGATTTCCAGGGGGTAAAAACGACGATTGTGTTGATACATGCGCGCTATTCGGTCAAGAGATTGATACACACATATCCGGAACGGATTATAAGCCTATGGCAGATGATACTCCGAAAGTTGGAACCTTGGCATGGATTAAATATAGTGATACTGTAGAGCGACGACGTAAAGAGCAATTTGAGGCTGGAGGCTTCTGATGGACGAAGATGAATATAATGTTGCGGAAAACGCTCTAGGTGAAGATAAAGAAGGCGCTGAGGTGCCTGAAGCTCGTCGTAAACTGGTATTGCAAATGCAAGGCCAGGTGAAGGCTGATAAAAAGCATCACGAAAAAGCTTTTAAGCGCATGCGTCAAAGCATGAAATGGGCAATCGATGGAACAAGCCAGGAAGCCTTCAGAGATAAAAAATATATTGCCAACATTATCCAGCGTTTTTTAAAAACACGTATTGCGAAACTTTACGCAAAAAATCCAAAAGCATATTATTCAAAACGCAAGCGCCGCGAGTTTCAGTATTGGGACGGCAAGAACGAAAGTATTGAAGCGATCGTGCAGCGCATGTCAACTGGCCAGATTGATCCCATGGATATGATGGTTGTCCAGGATTACCAGGAAGGCATGGCCCTATCAAAACTATATGATGGTATGGGCGACACGATGGTGAAAATGTTCAACTATTATTTAGGTGAGCAAAAACCAAAATTCAAAACACAAATGAAACAGATGGTGCGACGCGCGCTGATTTGTTCTGTTGGCTATATTAAGCTGGGGTACCAGCGTGAGCTTGCACGCAGGCACGACGCGCAGGCGGCCATCGATGATATTACACTGAAACTTCAGCACATGCAGAGATTAGCTGAAGATCTTCAGGAGGGTGAAATAAACGAAGATGATGCAGAGATGGAAACGCTACGTCTTCAGCTGCAGCAAATGAATGATGATCCAAGCACAATGGAAGTTATTCGTGAAGGTCTTGTTTTTGACTTCCCCAAATCGGCTTCGATTATCCCCGCTGCAGATTGTGAAAATCTCCAGGGCTTTATCGGTGCAAGCCGTGTGACGCATGAGATATTTATGACGCCTGAAGAGGTTCGTGAGGTATATGGCATTAAGTTGGAAAAGGGTAACTTCACAGCCTATGAGAAAAAATCAAACATAAAAGATGGTGGCCACCAGATCGCTCGTGAAAGCGGTGTGGGATCTGAGCTGGAAAGAATGAGCGCTTGCGTATTTGAAGTTTACGTTAAAGCAACTGGATTGGTTTACACAATCATCGAAGGTTACAAAGATTTTGCTGAAGAGCCAGGCAAGCCGAATGTTGAAGTTGAAGGATTTTATCCGTTCTATTCTTTGATGTTTAATGCCGTTGAAGATGATGTTGAAATTTATCCAAAGTCTGATGTTGAGCTTATGATCAACATGCAAGATGAATGGAACAGATCTCGCGAGGGTTTGCGAGAGCACAGGCAAGCAGCACGGCCTCGTTACGTTGCGCCGCGAGGATCTCTTGAAGAAGCTGATAAGCAAGTCCTTCAGGGATTGGCCGCGCACCAGGTGGCTGAAATTAGTATGGGCCAGGAAAGTAATATCGCGAACGTGCTTCAGCAAGTACCAACATCAGGTGTTGATAATAATCTTTATGAGACAGCGCACATCATGGAAGATATGAATATCGTTGTTGGCGCGCAGGAAAGCTCGATGGGAGCAACTAGCGGCGTCACGGCCACGGAAGTTAGTAACGCTGAAAGCTCAACAATGTCCACCATTGAAAGTAACATCGATGATATGGACGATTTCTTAACTGAAATTTCACGCGATGGCGGCCAGATCCTCATGCTTAATGCGACGATGGAAAAAGTAAAAGAGGTGGTTGGCCCTGGCGCGGTTTGGCCAGAAAGTGAGTTTACTCGCGAAAAAGTCACAAAAGAATTGTACTTAGATATAGAGGCCGGCTCTTCGGGCAAGGCCAACAAAGCTATGGATATAGCCAACTTTGAGCGTATGTCGCCAATGCTTCTTCAGATCCCAGGAATAAATCCGACG